ACTAAGAAAGGCTGAGATGATTGCAGGGTCTTTAATCGAGTCGATATCGTAGAACACATTCTTACGTGCCCATGCTATCGCTCTACGTCTCTCACTAGCGATCTCATTAATCGCATCCTGCTGATCGAGATAATACATCACCTCCGATCTAGCATAATCTCCTTCTGGATCGGTATAAAACTCCAAGCAAACGACGGGGAAGAAGTTGGTGAGATTGTAAGGGTCGTCCCAAACCCAAATGGGCCATGACCAATTCTTATCGTTAAATAGCAGTAGCCTGCGAGTAACTCTGTCGTAGACTCTCCAGACTTTCGTGTACTTCGCTTTTTCATATGTGTCCTCATCATCATATCCGTAGGCGTGACAATCCTTATGGCCGTCTAATAGCGAGAAGTTGTTAATCTCCTCATCATGTCCACCACTCGACTTTGCATTTAGAATATGCGTCGGTGCGTAGATCGACTCCCACTCGTCGTCTTTATCCTCCTTCTTCTTAAAGTAAATAGCCCGTAGCAGTGTCGTCGGTACGAAGTCTGCAATCATCAACCAATTGCAGTCAGTCAAGTCATTATGTGTAGTACCCGGATCACGTAATACGTCCTTTGGATGTCTGAACTTCGCCCACGGTCCAGCAGGACTGAGAACGTTAATCTTGTCCTCTAGCGCCGCCAAACATCCCTCAACTTCCTCAATCTCATGAATATCTTTTGCCTTCGCCAGTCTATCCGCCTCATGTTGTATATCGGCAAGCGTCGCCTCACTGCTATCCTCCTTCTCTGTCCATCCCAACTCCATATAAGCAACGTTCGTCAGTGTACACATGATGATACACTTACGAGCTTTAGGCTTGAGGTTGATACCGGGGGTGACTTTCTTTGCAAATAGCGCATTAACAAGTCGCTCACAGCATGTAGAGAATGCAGCGAGCTTGTCGTCCTGCTTATTCGTCGGAGTTAGTTCCACATCGGGGTTCTTCGCATACGTTGCGGGAACTAGCGCAGTAGTATTAGCAAAGACTACGTTTTCGGTTTCGATGTGCTCGTCCGAAATTCCCGTACCTTTTCTCGACATGCGCGATACATTAGGGCTATCGCTGATGTTACTATGAGTAACCTGGTCATTATTATAGTACCGAATGCACTCATCCCACGCATCTGCTATCCCTTCATTCTTCAACTTCGCCTTTGCCTGATCGCGTCGGGATTTCCACAATTTCCCCATCTGCTTCGATACAGGGATTTTAGTATCTTCCATCATCTTATAAGATGGTGAATATTTCTCAGCAGCCTTCTCAGGCTTTACTCCACCTTCAACGAGGCTATCTTTAATGGCTTCCATGCCTGCCATTTCTGCATCGGGTTCCATTATGATAACTCGCTCATCTGTTGTTGACGTTCTCTACCGTGACGCCACTTTCTAGCTGCAACGTTTGTAGGCTCACTCTCCATCCACTTCAAGTACTTATATTCCTGATTGTGCCGTGGATCGAGCCTTGCTATCGCGTCTAGCTTCGTGAGCATGTACTTCGTTGTATCCATCGCATGGTCATTGCGATCATTCGGTCTGTCATCACGCTCACCTTTACTATCTTTATCCCAATAGTAGCCACCAACCTCATCAATCCACCAATCTAAGTTACGAGATACGTATAGATGAGGAGCGTTGAACTCACCAGTAAAAGGATTGCGATGAAAGCGACTAGTAGTGAGATAACTACCAACTTTAACAATGCCGCCAAGAATGTCATTATTACCCCGACGCATAGGGACACCGAGATTAGCAAATTGACTAGCCACTGTCTCATTGACGTTGCCACTATTGCCACCGTATCGCTTAAAGATATTCGGATCGGCCCAACAGTCTTGATCCTGTGGTAATCCCCATCTCTGTCTGATACTGCGTATCTTATCAGCCTGCTCTAGTATCCCCATCTCGCTCTTATAGAAGCCGTCCATTATGATTACGTTGCCATCGTCATCAACGAATGCGATTAGGTAACACGATGGAACAGCGATACCGAAGTCGTAGCCGTCTATGATCGGTACAATATACCCTTTGTCTATTAGCTCATTCCATATACGTATAACGTCTTGATGCTCAACACTATGAGTTAGATCGCTGTACTGTGGGTAGACGAGTCCCTCGTAAGCTGCCCACTTACCTAATAGAAAGCGATCCTTCATCTGTCCTGTATACGTACTCTCCAGTCCTTGGATAACGTCAGGCTCTAGTACGTGGGCGTTCTCATACGTACTACCCTCAATAACATCCATCAATAGCTGATACTTACCGTTTTCATCCTTAATGGGCTTCCCGTCCTTATCACGTAGGACGATCAAGTCATTCATTACGATATTCTTCTCCTTATACATATGATAAGGATGGACGAGCTTCTTATACACCCAATTACGTGTCGGGTTGCAGGTGAGTATCATCATTCTCGGACCAGTATGCGGCATCGTAGGGTCTTCACCAATATACGGTGTTGATCCACGTAGACGGCCCATCAGATCGAGGAAGTCTTTGTGTACGATCTCTGGGTCTTCAATCTGATCCACTACAATCCAATCATAAGTCGCGCTGAGTAGGTTAGACGTAGCAGCTTCATCCCCTCTCGACTGCTGTTGCATATACCTGAAGTTAATCGTTGTACCGTTTTTAAGGGTACACATGTTAGAGGAGTTCTGACCTAGCGGGAAGTTCTTAATCCATTGCTTCGGACACCACTTAATAAACTCCTTACGCAGAGTATCATTAAGTTTAGGATAAGTTGCACGAGCCATAAGGCCATTTGAACCCGGATAATCACGGGCAAAGGTGAGTGCTTCAATACAGGCACTAGCAGTCTTCCCGTTAGCAAAGCCGCCACCAAGAACTCGTATCTTAGCACGCGACTTGAAGAACCTGTCGTTGAGGCCATTCTCTTTCACTACATAATTGGTCACGGCTTTCTACCTATTTCTCTCGTCAAGGCGTCTACAATACGTTTAATCTGCTCTTCATTCTGTCTAATTCCCTGTTCGAGTATAGCAATCTTTAACTTCATCTCCTCCATTCTCGCAACTGTATACTCCGCTCCTCTATGCTCCATTATGTAGACACGAGTCTCTAATTTAACAGCATATGCTAATATAGACGCAGCCCCCGCACCAATGGCGATGAACTGCGCAATTAGGAAATAGACAAGAGTCGAATTATCTCTTATCCAATTCCTAGTCGCGGTCATCAAGCGTGAACCATAAATCCGAACACCTTCCAACCGAGAAGGAATAACAGGATGTATAAGAGCCAATCCCATCCCCAACTGTACGCGGAGAAAGCTGGAGATCGAAGCATGATACCGAATACCAGTACGATTAGCATCAGTACCCAAAAGATCAGTTCGATCGGCATCGCTCCCTCCTATAGTGTTGGTCGCTTCTCATGGTCCTTACCATTCGTCGCCTGTACTGGAATGGGTTGTTCGTTCTTGATATCCAGTTGAGCCTTCAAAACGATAAGCTGTAGGTGTAGATCACCGATCAACATCTTAACGTGATTATCAACCTTCTGACTGATAGCCTGCTGTTCTTCATTCATTGTAGTAGTTTCCCTTCGATGAGTTCAATTCGAGTGATTGCTTCTTGTAACGCCTTTACCGTCATCGCTATCAACGGGAGAGGGTTGGGTACTTGGACTGCCTTCTGAATATCCTTATAGCCTGAAGCTACTGTCGGTATCAATGCCTCCTGTAATTCGTGAGCGATAAATCCCCACTCAGTCATATTACTACCGACAATGAATGGTCTTACCTCTCGACCTTCTGCCTCTGCACGTTCGATTTGTGTCTTCTCCTCCCATTCAGGCATCCAATCATTGAACTTGAAACTGATTGGCCTTACCTTCTTAATCTCATCCCACATACTCTTCATATTCTCTACGTCTTTTTTCGCCCTGTAATCTGATACACCAGAGAACTGACCCATATTACTATTATCAATCATACACCATGCACGACCATCCCAATAGATACTGAATGTGTTACTTCTTGCACCACCTATTCCCAATCGACCGTAATATTGACCAACAGCATCCATCGGACCAGAAGATGTCACCGTGCCCTGAAGAGAAGGATTAGACATCTGTTCATGAACAATTCTCCATGAACCGTTGCCCATACTCCAACCACCGATAGCTAATTGATTATTCTGATCTAATCCAAAATAACACGCAAATGATCCATTATGGTGGAAGCACATCTTGGCGCCTTGTCCATTTTGTCCTTGTACTTGAAATGGACCTTGAGCACCATTAGGATCACTTATCCATCCAGTTCCGGGTACTGTATTCACTGTCCCTGTAAACGTACCTCCCCAAATCGGCATGTAGTTACCAAACGCACCATCATTCGTAGTCAGCACACGAAAATTATTGCTGTATAAGGTTCCATTAACGAAATTAAAATCAGAGCCAACATGGAGATATTTAGTCTCTCCTGAACCAAAGAATATTAGAGCTTGAGCTGGATCACCACTCCACCCACTCAAAGTAAACGCACCACCACTACAGTACAAACGAGTACCGGCAAAAGTAGCTGGACCATAACAAGTCAACCCATGAGACATTCCAACATAACCATTACTTAGATTGATGGTAAAGGGACGTAGATTGTTAAATCCACCATCAGGATCATTAACATTTGTCAGCAAGAAATAAAAGTAATTAGGATCAGTATATTGAATAACTCCATAAGCAGTCGATCGATGACGTAGAAACTCCCCACCACCTATGTTGTATTTCGTCCGAACATTAAACGTAGAAACTCCTGATGGGCCATCTATCAAAAGTATATTACCGGGGCCAACACTATAAATTCTAAAGTTCTCCGTCCCCGGCTCTGTACCAACAAAGAACTTCTGTGAAGTTGTAGGTGTATCGTACCATCCACCTGCACCGGGAGAAATGTACTTATGATTAAGTAATCCAGCTACCGTCATGGTTCCATTAGCACGAGTGATTTCTAATGGAATACCGAGATTAGTACCAGCGTCATTGTAATTATAAATACGGAAAGATGATCCTGCATTACCAGTAGACTCCGCGTCACCATCTCCTAATGTTATTGCCCATCGTTCAAGACCACTTTTTCTACCACGTAGAATACTTCCACCAGTACCCGCGGCTCTATTAAGGATAAACTCTGGTGTATCTTTAGCTATAGAAATATTACCAGTATATCTCATCGAACCATCAGCACGATTGATAGCCATGAGATCACTGATGATGCTTCCATCATCAGCACATCGAGTTATATAAAATCCTGATCCATTATTACTACCAGTCTCAGGATCACTAGCACCTATAGTTATAATCCAACGATTAAGACCATTCCTCAATCCATATATAGCACCACCAGGGTCACTCGTCTTATTTAACAAAATCGAAGGAGATGCTTTATTAATTGTTAGATTGCCGGTCATCGTATCACCGGCTTTCAACACTCGCAACGCATCAGCAGTATCTACATAGCTCTGCGAAACACCACCACCAGATTGATTAACCCATTGCGTATTGTAATTAGTAGCATCTATCTTCGCTAATACCTGATTAACTGTACCGCCAGTTGGTACACCTACACCCGGATTACCTTGTGGACCTGTCGATCCAGCACTACCAGTATTACCCGTGTCACCTTTATCACCTTTAGCACCAGTTGGACCTATCGGACCTATTGGGCCTTGTTCTCCGGGTGGTCCCTGTGGTCCTGCTGGTCCCGGTTCACCCTCTTGTCCTGTATAAGTAACAACGAAAGACACTAATTGATTATTACTAAATACTGCGTCTCCCTCTATAAACTGCACTGGTATCTGAAACCAATCAGGCATTATCTGTGCAGGACCGAGTAGCTTCCATCTCTGATAGTTGAGCGACATATCCTTATCTTGTATAATGAACTCGTCACCAAACTTCATCGATGTGAATAACGCAACTACATCGAAGCCATCTTGTGTGAGCCAATCCATATACAACGTCTCAGCAGCATTCTGCGGAGTCGCGCTATACTTATATTTCCCTGCCCCCGGATCATTTGGACTAGTATTTGTAGCATCACATCGATAATCAAAGACAGACGACGACGCACCCGGCTGTACGTTTGCAAAAGCCGTGTCAACGTACTGCTTCGTAGCAGCGTCTTTCGCGTATCTCGGTGTATTGACGTGTTGCTTGAACACTAGCGCCTCGTATTATCACTCACCAAGATCACAGTACGAGCAGCAGCCTCCGCAGTACCACATACCACCTTAACCATATCCAATCCGCGAATGGGAGGGCTGACATGGTGATACCGATTAGCTTCAACGATCATACTAATAGGATTACCGCTCACTGCGTCTTCTACTGCACGATACGACAGACCACCATCGATACTATTAAGGAGAGTAAATGCCACACTGGACAATGCACTACAGTCAACACCAACAAGAGGAGAACCGTGCATCAAAATAGGCTGACTAATAGTTGCACCACTAGCAATATTAGCAGGTTTACGTACCAAACGATTAGTCAAGTCCTGAGCAACACCATTAGCTTGAGGATTAGTCGCCATCTTTCACTCCTATCACTTCTTGTGGCTAGGTTTAAGGTTTTTCTGCTGTGCGTTGAGGCGTTCGCTGATCTGACTCATCGCATCTCTGCCCTCTTTACCAGCGGAGATGACTTCTGCCATCGCACGTTTAAGATTAGCCCCCTGTTCAGGTCCAAATCCACGAACAGTGGTCATCTTATTGAAAACTTCATCCTTCCGTGCCCTCTTTGTAGTAGATGCACGTACAGTAGGCGCAACCATTAGATATCTCCGCCGTTATTCTGATAAAACTGCATCAATTGCATCATCTCTTGTGGAGGCATGACCGTCATTGGGTATCTTGTGTTACTTGGATCAGGAGGAGGGAGGTTGTTGAACTGATCTCGCACAACATTACCACTTGGAGCGTCAGGTGGAGGAGCTGCATCGAGTTCATCCATGAAATTCCGTCCCCCATCATTGCGATGCTGTGGCTTCATCGTATCGATACCCGCAGCATTCCTCTCATCATATGTCTTCTGATCGTTCATATACTTCTGAAGCTCTGTC